CCTCGAAACTCAATTTCCGGAAGAGGAATTTATGGAAAAAGGAAAGATCAGCCGGAAGCACGAAAAGGGTGCCCACGGCCAAGTGATGCAAGTAGTAGAGAACGTCTACGAAGAAGCACACAAAGAACTTCCCGAAGCTTTCAAAAAGCAAATCGAGAAAAAGAAAACCAAAGGCGAGGAAGTGGACGCTAAGCACTCCGAAGACGAAGACATGACCGACTCCGGCGTCATGAAGCGTCACGGTGGCGATGGTGGTCCTGGCTCCGCCGATCACGCCGAAGACGTTACCGGTCGTTATGAGACCGCTCGTTCCGATTCTGACGGCTATGTCGACCGCATGAAGACCGGCAAAGCCGGTGCTGGTGCCAAGACTGGACGTTTCAAGACAGCCAAGAACGCAGAACAAGACGACGATCGTATGCATACCGCTGAAAACGGTGAGCAAGACGACGACCGCATGAAGACCGCCAAAGCATCGATGGACGATGCAGACGGTGAGAGCCGTTGGGCCGGTCAAGAGGGTGGCTACGATCAAGCTACCAACATGGACCAGTATGATGCTGGCAAAGAAGATTACCCCGAGGGCAACAAACCCGAAGAGTCCACCGGCACCGATCCCTATGGCCGGAAAGAAACGGCAACCAAGATCCCGGTGGAAACCGAGGAAATGCCTGACAACGAAGTGTTTGCCGTTCAAACCAAAAACGTAATGAGCGACAAGAACATGCGTGTTCTTCGTCAAACCTCCAGCCAGAGCCGTGAAGCCGTCAAGGGCGGCGCAATCCCCGCTTTTGCTGAGCCTCAAGCTGACGAAATGACCGGCGATGACGGTGTAACAACCGCCAAGAAGGGCATGACCGATGCCAAGACCGTCGAGCACGGTGAAGGCGCTGGCAAGCCTTCCAAGGAAAAGCAGCTGACCCCTGGTGCTATGGACGTTACTGACGACCCCGCTGAGGTTGTCGGTCCTGGTGGAGTTTTTGCTGAGTCCTACAAGGGCGAGAAGCAATCCAAAGAGAAGCAACTGGTTCCCGGTGCTATGGATGTGGCTGATGAAGCCGCTGAAATCGTTGGACCCAGCGGTGCTTATGCTGAAGGAAAAGCTAGCAAGAGCAAGCAACTGACACCTGGCGCTCAGGATTCCCTGACCGACCCTGCAGAGATCACCAAGAAGTCTGGTGGTGTCTATGCTGAGGAGCATTCCGAAGGCAAAAAGGACCCCTACACCAAGACCGGTTTCGGCTCTACCTACGAAGAAGGTGAAGGTGACAGTGGCGTTGACGAGGGCGAAGAGTCCTACAACGAGATGTCCGTTGACCATTGCGGTATGGACTATGGCATGGGCTCTAACGCTGCTCGTCCCATGGGCCTGAGCATGGGCATGGCTGAGCAAATGAAGGCCGAGCTGGACAAGCTCAAGGCCGAGCATGCTGAGCTTCAGCGCATGTACATGGAGAAGGAAATTGCCCATCGCAAGGGCAAGATCCACAGCTTCGTCGAGGCGCTCTATGAGGAAGGTCGTCTGACCGACGGCATCATGCCCCAAGGTGAGCTTCTCTCCTACTGCGAAGGTCTGGAGTTTGGCACCCTTGAGTTCGCTGAAGGCGAGACCTCTGCCACCAAACTGCTGGGTCTTCTGAGCAAGCTGCCTCCGATGGTTTCCTTCGGTGAAGTTGCCGGCGGTACCTTCCAGTACAGCGAAGAGGATCTGGATCCCCACTCCAAGGCTCTGAAACTGGTTGAGTCGGGCGAATGCTCCGACTATGTAGAGGCTCTCAAGAAGACTATGTTCAACTGAGAGAATCATGGATCTCCTTTCACTCGTTAGTTTAGCGACCAAGAGGAGATCCGATTTCTTCTCCCAGGCCAAAACTCTAGCTCGAAAATACAAAGAGCAGCCGATTCTGGAAGAACGGATGAAGGCAGAGTCTCTTGGCCTTGTGAAAGGTCTCCGAGACAAACTCATGCGGTGGGAGGAATACGAAAGAACCCTTACGGACAAAACTCTCGTATCCGCTCTCGCCGCTTGTATACTCGGGATCAAGGATGATACAGCTGATCGGAAGCTGGAAAAGTGTTGGCCCATTATTGTGGGTGACATGCTTCCGCCTCTTACAAAGTTCTTGGCAGAGACCAAGGAATATATTGACTCTGGTGTGTTACGCTTAGGCGATCAAACCGTCGACTTTGCAGACTATGGTCTGCTCGGTGCGGTCCCCGGAGCAATTGAACTTGACGTTGACGAAATCGAAGGTATCAATCCCGAAGAGGAAGGTATCGAAGAAGCTTCGCAACGACGAGCACAAGGAAAGTCTTGGCCCAGCCTGGCCGAGCGAGTATCACGCTACCTTGCTACTCCTACGTTCGCTTTTTACAACCTGGGGCAATACATGGTTGCCCAAGACCAGGGCTTCAAGGAGATGCGCAGGGTGGCTAAAGGCGACAAGAAAACATGCGTTGACTGTCGTAACTATGGCGCCCAAGGTTGGCTACCCATTGGCGAACTGCCGATGCCCGGCAAAGGTTGCCGGTGCTACGACCGCTGCCGATGCTTCATTGAGTACCGGTAGGGTAAAACCTGATACATTCTACTGAGTTTCAAAACCATTCTCAGTGAAAACTATTTGAAGTCCATCTTTCAAGGATAAAAACATGGCAACTAATGCTGCTCCCATCTACGGCAAACAGTACATCCGTTACGCCGAAACCTTTGAGGCTGCTGTTGACGCCGAAGTAGGCTCCCCCGCTGAAGCCGCTGCTGGCACCACCGTCGGCATCGTCGAAATCGGCGAAATGCGTGTTGTGACCTTCGTGTCCTCCGCTGGCCCCAACGTGGCTGCTCAACCCGACGCTCTGGCTCCCGCCGCCTGGACCGGCCTGATCTCTGGTGTAAACCAGGCCTACATGCCGACCGCTCTGGCTCAGCCTTACACCGCTCGTCAGCTGACCGTCGCTACCAGCGGCCTGCTGCTGGTTGAAGTGGATCCCGCTTCCGCCCCCATCACCATCAACACCCCTCTGCAGGTGAACACCGCTGGTCAAGCTGTTGCTGCCGGCACCGCTGTAAACCTGGATGGCGCTACCCCCATCGTTCGTGAGAACGTAAACATCGGTGGCCGTCGTCTGGCCCTCGTTTCCTTCGCCTGATAACTAAGTGGCTGGGCTTCCTCTGGAGTAAGTCCCAGCCCTGGTTCGAACCATTTGAAGACAAAGATTACGGAGACTTCCTCCCATGATGAACCTGCAACAAACCTATGCAGGTGTAGATCCTATTCTGACTACACTTGCACAGGGTTTCATGCTCCCGGCGACCAACATCGCCAACTTTATTGCCCCCGTAGTTGACACCCCGACCCGTGCTGGCCGGATCCTGCGCTTCGGCAAGGAGCAGTTTGCCATCAACGACTTCCGTCGTGCATATGGCACCAACATTCCTTACGTTCAAAGCCGTTACGACTCCGAGCCTTATGCTCTGGAGCAAGAAGTCGTGGCTTGGGAACTGCCGGAAGAAGTCATTGAGAACGCTGGCGAAGGCCCCGCTCAGGTTGACCTGCGTGCGATTGAAACCCGCAACGCTATGTCCCGCCTGATGAACGCCTATGAGTACACCGTATCTCAGGCTGTTACCGTTAGCGCTACCTACAACCCTTATGAGCCCAACACTGGTGCTGGTGCTCAAGATGGTCTCGGCTTCACAAGCTGGACCACTTTTAACACCGCTTATGGTGCTGCTTCTGGTCCTTCTGCTTGGTCCTCCCTGACCTCGAACCCCATCGAGGACGTGCTGACCCTGAAGCGCTCCGTTGCTAACCAGATCGGTATCCGCCCCAACTCCATGGTTGTTGGCACCGCTGTGTTCGACCAGCTGCTGACCAACCAGGCGATCCTTGAGCGTATCAAGTACACCACCGCCGACAGCATCGACACCGACATGCTGGCTCGCTACTTCGGTCTCGAGCGCGGTCTGCGTGTGGCTGAAGGTCGTTATCTGGCCACCGACGGCACCCTGCAGCCGGTGTTCCCTGAGAACGGCATCCTGCTGTTCTACAGCCCCAACGGTCCTTCGGATTCCGTGATGCCTGCTGGTGGTGCTAACGCCGCTACCCCTGCCTTCGCTTACACCTACCAGCTGACCGGCACTCCTGCCGTTCGTCCTGAGTACTACATCCGTGAGCGTCGTGTGGTTCGTGCTGAAATCACCGTTGAGCGTGTTGTTAACCTGGTGGGCCTGGGTTCCACCGGTCTGATCGGTTCGGGAGCTATGGTCACCGACATCCTGTCCTGATTAGGAAGGAAATTAAGGAGGTGTCCTATGGCTATTCTACGACCAATCACTAAGGCGCAATACGAAGTTTCCTTCTCTGCGCTCGGTGGACCGACCTTTACCTCGGTCTTTACACAATTCAGCGGAGTGAATGACTCCTCTGATAGCAGCACCTACGCCAACGGTACCGGGAATCGCCTGTACCACATTGTTGGACCTCGGACAGCGGATAACGTAACACTTACCGCTCCATACGATCCGTCCATCTTCAAAACCCTGGAGCAGTTCTGGCTCACCTACAACTGTAATCCCATCACTATTACCGTTACCCCCCGTGATTGTACGGGTGCCGGTGCCGGTCCTTCTGGTGGTCAGTATATTATGTACGAGTGCCAGTTTGTATCCATCACAACAGCTGATGTGGACCGTGAAAGCGGTGACGTTCAGACAATTGAGTGTGAGTTCACAGTCAACTACTTCGAACGTACCTGATAGTATACATCAATCTGTCACCCAACCCTCGCTTCGGCGGGGGTTTTTTGTTGGTAGGGTAAAACAAGTTATAACAGTAGTTGCGTGGTATGGCCAAAACGACCTTCAGTTCGGGCGTTATTGTTACCAGTCAGTGGTTGAATGGGGCTCAGCAAATTTATTTTGATGGGCAAGACCTGGATTGGCATTACAACCCCTTGGGACTGAGCTCGATGATTACGGCTGGTCCCGACGGGCTGGATGCCCGTTATATGACCTTGGCTACCAATCAGCCCACCCTTAGCGCTCTGGGTTTGTTTGAGACGGGTAAACCCATTAGCGGCGGTAAAGTTGTAACCGGATATTGGAATTACGGGTATGATCCGGCAGTTGTAGGAAATCCGGCAAACGATATCAATAATGCCCCAAAGAGCTTTGTAACAAACGAGAAATACCAGTATGCGGGAGGAATTCCCACACCCACACTTCCGCAGAAGCTTCAAGCCCTTGCCGATCCAGATCTCATCACAAAGCAAATCCTTCAAGAACAACTCGATCGGATTCAAGCTCTTCTGTACATTGACAATGGAGTATATTACTCTGAGACAGACCCCACCTGCTACAACTACTCCGTAACCGGCGGTTCTGAAATTGTTTGCCCCCTGTAATGAGGTTTTCTCGTGCCCAGATATTCCCCATTACCTTCCGTTTCTCTTGACCCGAGGAATGAAGCTCAGCTGGTTCAAGATGCTTCTCAAATAGTATACGAGGCATCTAACCAAACCCTAAATGATTTTAGTTCGGGAAACCCTCTGGCAGCTTTGCTAGAGGGGCAAGCATTTGCCCAAGGGGAGTTCCTTTTCTGGGCTAACCAGCTTCCGCAAAAAATTCTTCTGGAGTGGATCGGTCCTTTTTTGGGCGCAATGCGACGTCTTGGGACCCCTGCCTCAGCTCGCCTTCAAATTTCCATAACCCCAAGCGATAGCTCCACGCTAATTCCAGCGGGAACAGGATTTACCTCAGGGTTTAATAATACTGAAGGCCAAGCCTATTCTTTTCTGACTGATGCGGATCTAGTAATCCCGGCCGGAGACACAATAGGGTATGTTTTAGGGTTCTCTCAATTTGTCGGGTCTCAGTACAACGTACCGGCAAATACAATCACCGTAGCGCCAAACGTAGGAATTGAAGGCCTGGAGGTCACTAATCCACTCCCCGCCATTGGCGGAAGCGATGTAGAGACTTACGACGAAGTTCAAGAACGTTTTTTCACTCTCATTCGGCGACGGAATCCCGTAAGTGCCCAAGACTGGCAAGATTTCTTTGTGGATCTTTACGGGGTCGGAACTCAAACTTCGGTTCAACCTAACCGCACCACGGACGCCGAATACAACTATATTACGGATTACCTTCTACCGAATGGACAGGTATCTTTCTTCGTCTTAGGTCCTGGTGGCGTAGAGCTTACTGCGGAACAAATTGCCCGAGGACAGAATGTTATCAATTTCTCCGTCCCTGTACAAGGTCAAGGGCACCTTTACCCGATCACTCTGAGTGAAGTTCAGTATAATATTACCATCAGTTTAGATGCTAACGGGTCATTTGGTAATAACCTTCAGCAGACCTCATTAGATTTCAGAGACCGGTTGTATCAGGTTCTTCAACCCGGTAATTTCTTCCCCGTAGCGTTCAATCCTTCGGTGGGAGATGTCAATGCGGCGTTCTACTCCACTTTTGCTGAGACGACTCGCTTCAAAGACCCGGTTGTAGAGACGGCATCTGCCTACAACACCCCTGTCAGTTTGACTCCTCAAGCGGCAACCTACACTCAGGTATATGCTTTTGAGCCTCGGGAAAATCTCCTGGATGTCAATGATCTGGTTACGGTCACGGTACCGCTGCAGAAATTTTATCCCGTTATCACCGCTTTTACTCCGCTTTCCTCAGCTAAGGCTGATCAACCGATATACGGTAATTTGAAACTTCAGAAAATTAAATTGCTAGCACCCGGTCAATATTTCCAGGGAGATGTTGTTTTCTGGAGCGCTGAGTATTCGGGTGACAATCAACTGCACGTTGTCCTAGAGAACATTCTTTTCTCGACCACTGAGAGCATTGTTGAAGCGTCTGTGCTGGGGCAACTTTCCGCTGCCAAATCGTACTCCCCTTGGGTTGAAGGAAATAGTTACGCTCAAACATCAGGCGGTTTCTTTGATCCGGAAATTGTTCAGTACGACTACGCTTCTGATGAATTTGTCCCCACCCAGTATGAAATAATCCCGCTGGACCTAAGACCGGGGGCACTTGTGTGGAGAGTCACGAATGACTTTACTTTGGATCCCGCTACAAATGATTTGATTGGGGCTACCACGGGCGGTCTTATTGACCCCGTAGATATTACACCGCTAAACCTGGTTCCGGGTCAAAGCTATGTAGCTGGGACGTGGGTTCAAACCCCCCAGATTGGCTCGGGCCCGAACCCGATCATCGACCCCAACTATTTTTATGTAGATATTGAGAAAGGTGCCGTAACCAAGTATGCCTACGTTGAAAAGTCGTTTGACTACAACTTAAGCAACAAAACCGTTAGCGAATATTTTGATCAGTTGGTTTCTGAGGGTACTCTCAGAGAAATTGTTGTCCAGGTAGCCGATGATGGGTTGCCCATCTACCTTTACAAACCTCGTTTCCCCGTGGGTGAGTATTTGGAGTACCGTGAATCTGCGGGATCTCCCCCTCAATACTGCATAGCCGCCAACTATTTCACCCCCAATAGTACGGATCTTCAGAAACTTCTTGACGAAGGTCTTGTCATTGAGTTGGCTACTTCACCGGTTGAACAAGCCACGCTTGAAGATGACATTATCAAGGGATCGGTCAAAACTCCAGTAAGAATGTTCACTTTCTTCCGAGGAGATAGAACTTTCTTCCGTGAGAACACCAGTGTGGAGTCCTATACAGCCACATCGAGCGTCACTCCCTTGTTTGACTTTGCGGTTTATTTGCAAAATGGCACCTTTGTAAAAACCGGGCAATACACTCCTTCCGAACTTTACAACCAGGAGTACATCCCCTTCTTTAATCCGGCAAACGCAACCTTCGCAGAAGATACGGTTGTGGCTCAAAACGGTAGGGACATGTATCGAGTTATGAGGGCATTCACTCCAGCCCTTACTGCTACAAATTGGTCAAATCTCACTGTCACCAATACGGCACGAATCCAAGAGTATGAGGGTAATCTTCTTCGCTATGTAAGTGAGTATACTTGCGATGAAGACATTCTATCTCAACTGGGTCGGGATATCTCATCTGTCAAACTAGGGGTGGCACAAATAAACTTGATCCCTAAGAGCGTGGGTGCTCTTACTAACGCTTACCCTGAGAACAAGTTTGTATGGGAAAGCACTGCTTCTTTTGTGGATGTTCCGCAACTCTCTTGGTACCAGGGAACCAGCTATGCTTATTCGCCACCTGACTACAGTGGGGGAACCTTAGACCTATGATTACTCCCATCAATGGCGGTCAACTAACAATTGGTGCTCCCACAAAACCAAAACCGGGTGGGGTTCTTTCACCTCAGTATGTCCGTCTCAACAATCTGGAATCTCGGCCTACAGAGTGGGTCCCCGGCGGTAGACCCATCTACAAGCGTCTACCTTCCTCAGGACAAACTTATCAAGTAAGTTTTGATGCGGATGGCAGTATCGGTTATGTGTATATACCGCCGGGAGGAAGTTTATTTGGTGTTAACTCACTGGAGGTATTAGCTTCAGATAACTTCAAAGAAATAGTGATCCAGGGTGGAACAATTATCTGGGCATACGGTAGCTCTCGCATCAACCCGGCTATACTAAATATTCAAGACATTGACATTCGTAGTGGAAGGTATTTTCTCGGGTACGAACTAATTTATGACGACACCGAGCTTTACTATCAGTATGAGGCTACGGATTACTACCTTTACGGGGAGACCTTGAACATTACTTCCAGTTCGGATGACGTGATGGGGTGGCGATATCCGCCATCCAACGCCTTCACCCCTGAGGCTGAGTTTTACTGGAAAAATTCTGATAATTTTTTCCCGGACTATGCACAGCCCTCGGAGTCTTACATTACGTGGGCCAGTGAATCCTCCTCGGCCTATAGCACCGTGAAGGTTAGATTGCCTAAGGATGTTGTGGTACCTTCGGATGTGGTGGCCACATTGTCTTATAACATAGGGTCGACCGGAGCCAACTGGGTTGATAGTGCATCCGCTACTATTCAGTATGACTCCGGTCAAGGTTTCTTCCTGATAGAGATAGACGAACCCACTTTCCAAACAAATTGGAGAATTTCCTGGAGTTCAGGAGATGGCTCACCCTATTTGCCCATAGTGGTCGATAGCATCGAGATCTCCGGCATCATTAGTTTGCTCAGTAGACCGAGCGGTCCCGTCCCTCGTGCTAGCCTTGTAATGTACCCTCAGAACACGGTTCCCACCGATTCAACCCTCTGTCAACTCGCTTGGGTAGACATCAATCCCTATTACGAGGTTACCGAAATCATCGATGCTCGCAATACCACAGACCGGAATTATGTTCCGGTCGCTGATTGGTTGACACGTCCGTGGGATGAAAACCTCATCAGGCTCTATGAGCAAGTGGATGCCTATTCCACTCTCTGGATGTCTCCCACCGTCGCTATGAATTTTGAATACGAAACTTTGACTTCGACTGGCATTACAGTTACTTGACATGACTATAAACACTCCAACTTTCAACATCGAGGAATTTGAGCTTCGTGGTCAAGCCAGTCCTTACTTGACCGACTCTCAGAGCGTTGCCGTAAGCAATGTGGAAACACGGGTCAATGCCCAGCTCGACTGGTTGGCACAGCTTCTAGGGTGGAGCGGTTCCAACTATTGGAGTAGTTTGGTAAATTCCGTTGACCAGAAACGACAACTGTTGGGTGGTTTTGGAGGAGTTTACAATTCTTTCACTTTGCCTCGAGTTCTCGAAGTCAGAAATTGGAGTAGCCAAATTATAATCGAACGGACCGAAGGCATACAGGAGGGACAAACTTGTTACCTGGCGGACAAGACCGCCACCATTTCCAACATTGAGGTAGACGGTACGACCTTGGTGTTAAATTTCTCCGACATGGTGGAAGGGTTTCTGGAAGAGTTTGGTAATAATGCTCAACTAAAGGTTGACTCTACTGTAAATCGTCCTCAGCCTTTTGTAAGACCCGTACCCGGAGTTTCTGCCGATACCTCGTTCTCCTGTAAAGCAGACGGGACAGACCTTATCTTATATCCGGGTTGGGACGCACAGAAAAAATTCCCCTACTTGTACAACATCCTTATCCCTGGCTCCCGATATTTTTTCGATCAGCCTGTATATTTTTCCGCAACGAACAACCCCCTATCTCCCCTTATTGAAACCAAGTACGATTCAACGGCAGAGCTTTGGTATTTTGACTTGCCCAATAGCGTTGATTCCGGGGTAGGAATCACGGGATACTTGGTTTGGCCATATTCAGACCCTGCTTCTGCAATCGACGTCAGTTGCTCGGTGACCATGTTTCAGTGGCAGGACCCGTCTGACTGGAATAACATCAATACCCTTCAAAACTTTACGGGCGTCTGGGGGAACAAGGGCGGAGCTTTGCCCTTCAATTTCTGCTTTGATAGCCTGTCTTTGCACGGCTTTGATGAAAATAAATCTATTTACCTGGGCACCATTGACAGGACGATTCAATTCAACTCCTTGATTAACTTGATATACTACGGCCAGGTATCCGAAAATATTGAGGCGCCCGGGAAATCAACGGTTGGTACGGCTTGGTGGAACCCTACGACCGGAGCTTTTTCGGTTTTTCCTCCTTACGCTATTACTACCGGAAAGTGGTTGCAAGTGGATTACCGTCAGCCCCCTGAGCCACCGATCCGGGCTGACTATTTCTATAACACTGTGGCAGAGTTTTCGGCAGATGTGGCTAACATTGCCGTAAGCTCCACTGTTCGAATACTAGACGTCACAGGCCTTCAGGCGGACGGAGGCACTTACCAGGTTCAAGGCATTACCTCTCCGTTGCCGGCTTCAGGGCAAGTTATATTGTCTCGTCCCGATGATGGCATCTTGTTTACGGTTACCGAGTTTATATTTGCAGATACAGCAGAATTTCAATCCAACGCTTTGTTTCTGCCGATTGGTACGGATATTCGCCTCGTTGATCCCACAGATCTGAAACCCGAAGAAGTCGGGGTGTATATTGTGGACAACTTGAAGTATCAGATTCTTGCAACTCAGGCAAATGAGGTAATTCTTACGAAGCAATATAGTAACCTTCAATGGTTGATGTCCCCCGCAACTATTCTACGCTTTATTGCCAACACCCGCCTATATGACGGGGTAGGAGACCCTAAGCAAGGGGAGATGTGGTGGGATTTTGCAAATCCAGACCCCACGACACGTTCTGCCGCCATCTGGTATGAAACTGCTTGGGTTCAGATCAACGATTGGCCAATTGTTGGTACAGCTCCAGGAGTTGTAGATTACGGGGCCATTGGTATTTACTTGGACGGTGAGTTAATCGCCCCCGGTGCTGTGGTAAGCACTTCGGATTATACTTTTAGCTACACGGTGAACACCACGGGTGGATTTGATTTTACTTATTCTCCTGTTACCTTGAAAGGAAAAACACAATTCCCAACCGTGCTTGCCGCTGATGCTTTGACTTCCACTTACCGTGTGGATATTTCCTCCCTCATCTTTAGTGGGTTGCAGTATTACATGAGCCCTAATGTGTTGGATTGCGAGACCCCTCTGAGAACATGGAAAGAAACCTCCCTCCAAGTTGTTAGCGGATCCGTCAGAATTGAGAATCAAACCTACCAAAACCCGTTGCTGGCTGATGTAAACTCGGGTCCCTGCGACAATTGGGAGCGAATTTACTTTAGGCTTCCTCCCTCATATCAACGTAACGGCACGCAATGGTCTCAAGTTGAACTGGTCGCTCAAGATTTTACTTACTTTGGGTCTACATTATACACTGAGAGAACTAGCTCCCCTCCTGTAGCTCGAGCTCCAAAACTATACGATGAACTCGTTTTGTACCCGCCCGCCATACCTTACACCGGCGTGATCTATGATGAACCGTACTTGTACTCCAATGTCGGGTCATATGCTAACGCACCCGTTGACGGAGAGTATGAGAACGCTGCGGTATACCCCTCATTTGACGATGTGCGGGACAGTTTTGATGAGGGTACTCTGCAAAACTACAACCCCCTACACAATCGTCGTGCCGATGTAACATCTCCCGTTCTCGAGGGATACGGAGACTGGGAAGGCATTTATATGGTTGGTCTCTTGACCTCTGCCCTGACCGGTTTTGTAGATCAAGATATTGAGAACGGAGCGGTGATACCGATTGACCCTCCGACCTGGGACGCCAGTATCTACAAATACCCACCCCTCACTGCTGGCCCTCCCGCATCTTTCAAAGTCGACATGAATAACTTCAAAGTGGGCTATGCTTACTTTGCTGCTGATTTGTCCGCCGCCGAGGACGGTTTCTTTGACATTCAGCAAGATATCGCATGGAGGGATCCGGAAATTAGCATAAAAACCGGATATGTCTTGCCCGGGTAAAACTAAGAACCGTAAGTAACAAGTATGGCAACCAGACGCAAAAACCCCTCTTACAAAAATACTCCAAGCGTAGACGAGCCTGATCTTTTGACGACTGCCACGGAGGAGGTAGTCGAGAGTGACACCGATAGTGAAATCATTGAAAATGAAGTGGTGTTGGACGTACCCGGCGATGAGCCAAAAGATGAGGTTGAAATTACTCCGGAACCAAAGCCGATCGCAATTCCCCCGGTAAGCATTCCTGCACCTCCGCCGAAAAAAGTAGGTCTCCCTCGCAAACCAAGAAACATTCCTAGGTTTTCACAAAGAGCAAAATGAAAGCCCCCAAACTCCCTCAGTCGCCGCTAGTTCAACAATTAGCACTTGCTTTCCAGTCGGCGGATGTTACTTCCCGACTATCGGGATTACCCATGGGTACTCTTCGAGGTACCATTACCTCTGTGGCTGACCCGTTGAGCAGAGGTCGGGTGAAGGTGGTTTTTGATGATATGAATCCCGACGTTCCCGTAGTAACAGGATCTGGGGAATACTCGGAAAGAAGATCTGGAACAAAACCCGACGAATCTCACTGGATCGACGTCTCTCCGGCATTCAAAGGTAGACAACCTCTGGGATTGATTGGGAAGCGAGTGAATATTCCCGTATCCAACGGGCAATACCAGTATGCCGTCCTTCAAGACGTGCTGTACGACCCGCAAACCCTAACATCTACGGCAAAATCTACATTGAAAATGCCGGATAATAGCACCATGACTCGGCTTCCCATTTATCCGAGTGGGAGTTTGCCTCCTGCCTCCCTGGAAAACCAAGGGTGCATGGTAGTGGAACAAAATGGCCCCATGCAGTCTGACTGGCTATGTGTCTGCTTGAGACGACAGGGAGGCTATTACTGGGTGCGCCACATTGATATGGCACATGGCCACGCCGGTGAAAACGACGGGAAACAACCCAACGATACTGACGGTAATGGACAATTTCCGGTCGAGGAGCAAGCGGTTTGGGACTATGTATTCCCAACCACCGGCGGAGAAATGCAAAAATACTCTCGTTACGGAACCGTACCAAGGCCCAATCCATTTGGCGGTCAAGCAAAATGGTATCCTCCGCCGAAAACTGACACCACGTCTGCTGCCTCTACACCCGCTGCTACTTAGTTATGGCTGACACGAACCAGGCGGGCGCTCCGGCCACTACGGGCACCCCGACAAAGTACACTCTCAATTATGATGACCCTTGCACTTCGGAAGACAACGGTTGTGATGGAGGAGATTGTGGGACAAAAACTCAGTTCACGGCTCGTCCAACAGTTTTCTGTCGTGAGATAACCGGTAACTCCAGTTTGACGATTGCTGGAGCAGCTACAATTAGGGGAAATGCCACACTTGCTACCGCTAACATTCAGTCAGCTGTTATTACCGTGGGAGGACAAGCTTTCCGACCCACCGTAATCAATACCATTTCCGGACCACACTTAGTCCTTGCTGTATTCTGATGGCTATTCGAAGACCGAGCATTTCGACCCCCCAGTGGGTGCTTCAGGATTTTCTATATCAAGAAACTCCGGAGGGAGTGGAGAGATATATCCAAGTAAAGTGGGATGGGGAGACATACTCCACGGTTTCTCAAACTTTCGACTATAGTAATCCCCCGTACCAGGACTGGGAGCAAAAGGGCGGTCACATTGTGGCTCAGCTTGACTACACCGTGGTCGAGAAGTTAGTTACTGTTACCGGGTGGAATGTAAACTGGCAAGATGAGTGGCCTCTTCGGGTGGCTTTCAACTACTTGGCTCAGTGTTTGTACAGGGGTACTCAAGGATACATTATTGGGGCAGTCGGGGGCGAAGTATATACTCAAGATGGTACCCCGCTGTTATACGGAGCAAAGGATCCCTACGCTTTCCTCGTTTCGGAACGGTTCCAACCACTAACCAACGAGAGTTTTGGTTTACTAATCCAGTAACCGGGTAAAAAAAGTGTAGGTTGAGTGTGCGTTGTGGCAATCCCCACCATAAAAGAGATCACGGTACCGTCCCCCAGTAGCGTAATGCTATGGTTCGACGGTCCCCTAGACACACGGGTTGCTGTTCCTGTGATGTCTTTCACAGTAAATTACGGTAATTACGGGGTTTCTGCAATAAATTACGCTTCAGACACGATGATAGTGCTGGAGTTGGATTCTTCGATGTCCCCTTGGGACGAGGTATTTGTATCCTATGAGCCACCTCTCGATCTAAAACAATGTTTGAGGGGGCCGGTGCCTCCTACGGCCAACGATATAGTCAAGAAAAGGAATGCGGTACGAGCTTTTTACAGGGTACCCGCTCGCAATCAACTCGCACCCGATGAGAAAACGGACGGTTCACAGGTTCAAGCAAACCTAGGTCAAACTATCGGGGGATTTGGTTTCCCGTATCAAAACCGGTCCGGAGTTCTAACTGAGAATAAGTCCGACCCTCGTTCCGCAAGTCCGGATGATTTCATTGTTGCTTACGGTCTAAAGGAAGCGATTCAGCTTACCAATATTGATGACGCTGCGGCGACTTCGGTCAATGTGGCCAAGCTCCGGATGGCTATCCAAGATGCCAACTCACTGATTGACTCTTACATCGAGCAATCGGGCAAGGCGGGCATGGTTCTGATTACCAGCAACCGTCGTCGGACTGCTCTAATTATTGCTCGGTATTATCTAGATACCGTTCGCCGCCGTGACGACGTCAAGCAAGATTACGAATCCGCTCTGAAGCAACTGGCTGCGGAAATGCAGATGACTGCCATTCGGGCAGGCAATGGTGACTCGGCCATTGATACCCCCAGGGGTATTATGCGGTCCTGGCGCACTCCGCAACGTTACAACTCCGTGTCAGGTAAAGGTCTCTCGGGGTGGACTACCGATACGGCGGGGGATATGGCCCCCGACTACCGGATTGGATGGGGAGCTATTGGTCAAAATAATGTAGACCCTAACTGGATTACTCCAGAAAATTATCAAGACCTTACCGGTGGAACTCCCAACATCGTTGAGCCTTCGGACTCCGGTGGGTACATGTTCCCGAACGAAGGTTGGGGACCCTGAGGGGTAAAACCAGTCATCAGGAGTAAATTGTTTCGATGGCATTCTCATTTCCACCTAATCCAACCCTTGATCAAGTTTATTCCAATAACGGACAAACCTGGCGGTGGAACGGCACTCAGTGGGTGTCATACGCAGCGCCTACTCCAAAAGGGTCACCCGTATATATTAGCTCCGCACCCCCGGCTAACCCGGTATCCGGGTCTTTGTGGTATGACAGTATAAATGCTAGCCTCAATATTTACTACGTTGACTTGAATGGTGGTCAATGGATCGGCGTCGTAGCAAATCCTGACGGTACCTTGACTACCAATGGTGGTGTCTTCCAGAGCCCCATTTATGCTCAGTACGAGGTCCCAAATAACGCTGCCGCTTTCGTTACACGGGGTTGGGTTGAAAGTCTTCTAACCACCTACCTTTCCCAGAACGGGTACATCAAGGCTGGCGATGGCGTAACCATCGACTCCAACACGGGATACATTACTGCCATTCCCTCAAACCTCATTGTCTGAGGGTAAAAGCGAGGAAACGACGACTCAAATATTCTCTCCGATCGCAAAATGTCAATTCTGCGCCTCATGCAATCTCGGCGGGGTTACGGAGAGAGTGAACCTCTCACCACTCTCCCAACGCTGCCCTTCAACCCAGCGCTTCTCCCACCAGGAACCGACTATGGTGATGTCAAGGTTATCGACGGCAAGCTCAGGTTGGATGTTGACGACGCTTTTGACACAATTGTAGAAGGTTTGGCGGAGGAACTTGCAGCAGACATTCTAAACAACTATGCCCCCAATTATGGGGAATTCTAATAGTTTTCTCTGGATCTCAAAATGGCTGTAAATAGCATTCAGTTCCTGCGCACATCCGTGGCAGGTCGTGTTCCAACTCAACTGGAGCCCGGTCAAATTGCCTTTAACACCACCGACAAGGTGATGTTCCTTGGTGATGGCAGCAACCTCATCACCGATCTGAGCGGAAATACCACTGCTGGCGTAACCGGTAAAGGTTTCTTCGCTTCGGATATGGACAGCGCCACTGCTGTGGCGGTCTCTAATGCTTACACTGACACTGCGATCGCTAACCTGGTCGATAGCGCTCCCGGTCTTCTTGACACTCTGAACGAACTGGCCGCTGCGCTGGGTGACGACCCCAACTTTGCCACCACAATCGCCAACAGCGTCAGTGCCGTTCAAACCAACCTGACCAACGAGATTTCTCGGGCGACTGCGGCTGAGAGCACCAACGCTAGCGGCATCGCAGCCAACGCTGCGGATATTTCAACCAACGCCGCTGACATTGCCACTAACGCAGCTGCCATTGCTGCTAACGCTGTTGATATCTCCACCAACGCTGCTGATATTGCAACAAACGCAGCCGACATTGCCACCAATGCCGCTGACATTGCAACCAATGCGGGTGATATCGCCACCCTGCAATCTGACAGCTCCACCAACGCTGCTGACATTGCTTCCGTAGCCTCTGACCTGGCTACCGAAACCGCTCGTGCTCAGGCTGCTGAGACCGCCAACGCCAACGCCATCACCAACGAAGTTGCCCGTGCAACCGCTGCTGAGGGCACCAATGCCGCCGCCGCTGCCGCCAACGCTGCAGACATTGCTACTAACGCTGCCGACATTGCAACCAACGCCGCTGATATCGCAACTAACGCTGCGGATATCGCCACAAATACCTCTGACATCGCCACCAACGCTGCCGATATCGCAACCAACGCTTCTGACATCTCTGGCCTTGACACCCGTCTGAGTGCCATCGAAGCTGGCATCGATCTGGGTACTTTCTGATTACTGCTCAGAGTTTTACGCCTCCCGCAAGGGAGGCTTTTTTGTTGGCGGGTAAAACTGGATACAGGAGGCAGGAAACTTGGATCTAAGTACCATTTCTCGAATTGAGCAATTTCTGGTAGATGCCCTTATTGCATCCCCGCTTATACCAGTCAGCGTGAATGTTTTACGCTTAGCGGATGCCATTGAAAATGAAGGAGTAGTTCAGCAGACAAATAATATTGTTGTTCGATATGTAGGATCTTCTGATACAGTAAAAAATCGGATCCCTATGGTGTTTGAGCGGCAAATGTCGTTTGAACTAAATTTCTCTGCTCAGAATTATTTGACCTCGTCTGGTCATGATTTTGCTACGCAATTGTTGGCGGGGGCATTCATGACCTTGAATGGTTCCGTTCCTTCAGGAGCATATGTTCAGACAATTGAGCCTTTCACTTGCCAGAACGAGCAATTTACCGGACTGACACCTGAATCTCAGTACACATACACACAAACGTATATAGTTACGATTGAAAATCAGCTGCCCTATGTAGCCTTAGACCCCTGCGTTCAACGGGGCGATTGTAGACAAATATTCCCAAGCTTCAATGTAGATACCAAATTACCCCTGGGTGGCGTCCTGGATGAAGCCACAGGCAGTATTTATGTGCCGGCATACTCTTGTGAGGGTACTCCGTCGGAAGATTATAATCTATGTGCAGGTGTCCGCTGGAGTGATGAACTTGCGCAAAATGGCGATTGGGTATTCATTTGTGACCCGGATTGTATCTTCATTGAAGATCCTCTCAATCAACCTATTTACTTACTGAGCACCAACAGTTATACCGAGGATGGACGACTCGTAGTTACAGTGTGGGATGCTGAGACAAGAGAACCCATCCGAGAGGTGTTCTACTGTGATACTGGCAGAAAACTTGCTAGGTATGCCATTGAGTTGTGGCGGAACACGGTTGCCGGTGGTAGTGGCATTGGCTCTGGGGCTTCTCTTGATACTTCTTGGTCCTCTGGCATGAATGCCGGGGAATTTGCGGTTGTGAAGGGGGCTTTCAATTTCCTGTACACGGATCCCATGAACCCCGAAGGAAAACAATTATCGATTGACGGGGGAGCTCTAATTGGAGTTATGCCTGACATCTTTATTCAAACCCCGAAAGGCCGGTTCTACTCGGTCGGTCAATCGCCCGTAGGGAAAGGGTGGATGCTTGAGGATACATTCGAATTCGCTGCCGTCAACTCTCTCTGGAAGCTGGGATGTCTGCCATGTGCCGGTAACTCTGGTCCTCAACCCTTGTGCTAAGATGACGGCAAATCACCTATGGGAAATGTATCATCGGGCAATTGCTTCCGGTGACCGGAAAACGGCGGAAGCTATAATGAAAAAGATTCACGCTTACAAATCAAACCCACCTCCCGCAGCTGGTGGTTGTGCCAAATGCAGGAAGAAACTCTACTAACTGAGGTAAAATAAGTAAATAACTCCTACGATATGTGCACCATGTCTAGTTTTGACGATAAGAAAGATGCCGTAGTTCGGCAAAAAGAATTTCTCGCTGAGGAAGCCCTGAAGGTCGCAAACGAAGCCATTGGTCTTTTGCAGGATCAAATGTCGGAGTGCTCTACTCGTGATTTGGTTCAGATCTTTTCCGCTTCGGTGAAAGCCCACAGAGAAATTACAGAGGATATTGTACTGCTTACCGCAAAAGAAGCCCCCTCTGAGGAATCTTTAGCCCGTGAATACGACGGCAAGGTGGAAGAGCTTCTGAAGCGTATCAGCAACTTCTGATATGAGACCTATCATCACAAAAGCCAATTTGCTGGATGAACACAGTAGTTGGCGAAAATACATCAGGGGCATCCAAGAGCTGGTAGTAATGGAGGCCCCAGTTTCGGTCATCCAGGAATTCAAATATCGTGCAGCCAGAGATTGTTTTCTTGCTTTCTGCGATGTAATGAAGCAGGGGGACCTCAAGGTTGTAGCATTTCACGAGGTTATCGCCTCAGCTTTTGAGGACCTTGCGACGAAACGCTATAAGCGACTTATCGTATCTTGTCCGCCTCGCTCGGGCAAATCTATGATGGCATCCATGTTCGTGGCGTGGTTGCTTGGTAGAGATCAGCAAACGCAACACATCATTGCGTCTTACGGTCAGCAACTTTCCGGTAAGTTTCATAAGGATGCCATCGGTTATCTGAAGCATCCAGAGTTCACCAGAATTTTTCCAGAATGGAAAGGTTTCTCCCGAGATTCTAAATACGATATGCTCGGGGGTGGGTACATTCTGCCTACCTCTGTCGGTGGTGTGCTGACGGGTTTTACGGCGGGTACAACAAACATTACCAGTCCTGGCGTTGGCGCCATGATTGTTGACGACCCTTTGAAAGATTCCACATCTACCGCCGCTCTTGAGGCATTAGAGTCATGGTGGGGTGAGCAGGCGTCCACCCGACGCACTAACAACTGGTGTCAGATGGTTATCGCCACCCGCTTCCATTCTCACGACCTACATGGCGTTCTGATGGAGGCCGACGGAGTGTATGATGAAGTTGAGAACCCAGGCGGATGGAGATGGGTCAACATTGCGGGCTTGATTGAAACTGCGGAGCAAAAAGAACAAGATCCCTTAGAGAGGGAAATCGGGGAAAGTCACTGGCCAAGCAATACTGCGTTCAGTGTCGACATGCTTATGGCGCAGAAAAAGACCATGGGTTCTTTGGCTTTTTCCGCTCTGTATCAAGGGAACCCCGTTGCTGCGGAAGGGCAAATTATTAAAGATGGTTGGATCTGCCGTGCGAACGCCGCTCAGTGTCCCAGCTTTGACTTCACTTGGCTTGCGGTTGATTGTGCTTTCTCCGAGAAAGAGATGGCAGATGAGACAGCGATTTGCGTGGCCTCTATCTCCCACCGTGCTCCCGGCAAAGTATTCATTCGAGATATAATTACAGGCAGGCTGAGTTTCCCGGACCTTATTGCCAAAGTTAAATACCTATATACTTACTTTGACGCTAAAGTTCTCTGTATCGAGAAAGCGGCATCGGGACAATCTTTGATTCAAATGCTGAAAAAAGAAGCAAAGATACCCATCGAAGAGATGAAGCCTCTGAAGTCCAAAACAATACGACTTCAAGCTGTAGCGCCTTTGCTTGAGTTCAACCGTGTTCAGTTTGTTGAAGGAGATTGGATTGACCCATTCTTGAAAGAACTAACGGCTTTCCCCTTTGTGAAACATGATGATCGAACCGATGCCTTTACTTGGGCTCTGACTTATTTCTCCATGAAAATGGACAAGGTGGACAAAGGTCTCCAAGATTCTATAATACAAAACAAGAGGTTCTACGGAGATCTCACACGACCGGGATTCAACAACAAGAATGTTTTCGAAAACCTCTCCCGAGGTCGCATGAGGATGTTCCCCGCTGACAGTGCAGTTAACGATCCGGACTATGACGCCGTAAGCGGTGAGGCCGACCCTCGCTCGTCTTTCGCTCGGGGTGTCCGTAGTGGTCGTAGGAACATTGGGTGGGACCTTGACATTTGACCGGTGATTGGTAACCACCGTAAAAAAGTTGCTGTTGTTTACAACAGATTACCATGGCTATTCATCCAAACCCTGACCGTAACGCATCGCTGATGCAAGAAAACTTCGGAACAAAAGTCCTCATCACAGACCTTGCCGCTGATAAGTATCTGGAGCAAAGTGCCAAGCATGGTACCGAGCGCTACCGGGTTTGGTGTGGCGGAAAAGATGGATGGGACGATTACGCAGAGCGCCTACATTGAGTGGTTGCTCGAGAGAGATGCCTGGTGGACGCTCTGACGGGTAAAACCACACCAGATTAAGAGGCAGTATGCTAGGTCATTTTTCTGAAGAGGCCGTTGAAGCTTTTATACAAATGAGCTGTGAGGAGAGAGGCTTGGACTATTCCGAAACTTTTGACTTTGCACGCTGTCAGCGGCCTGACGGCAGTTTTTATGGCACCCGTGGGACCTGTAAGCCACCCGCTAAAGCTACAAGCACGTTGGGGAAAGGACGCAACGTCAGGGAAAGAAATCGCAATGCTCGGGCTCAATCCGCTAGCGATAAAATCGCCAACAAACTTGCTAACCAAATAGGGGGCAAATCAAGGTCTGCTTCTTCGGGTCAACGGATCGACGGTAAATCCGCAGCGGATGCGTTGGCGAAGAAGAAGAGTTTCCAAGACATGTGGAACAAAGGGGGAAGTAAGAAGCCTTCTTCCGGAGGTGGTGGTGGTGGCCTCTCAGATGCTCAGTTGAAGGCAATCTTTGCCAAAACCGGTGGCGGTAAAGGCAAAAAAGGTGGCCGCCGCTGACGGGTAAGAGTCAGAGTTGAGTTCAGTCCTCCAATGACTCAATCTATTTATCAAGGAGGTGATTTGCATGTAGAGCTCATTGGACACGAAGCGTATGATCTACCCACAGTTGTCAATTTATTTAACATGCTCACCTCCAAGGAAAAGCGCAAGAATCGTCGCGCTGAAGCAGCCCAAATGCTAGAGACTTCATACCACAAGGGGATGGATGTCCAGCCCCCGAAGTTCCTGACCTGGCGTCAGGAGGAGTTGTGGAACTGCTTCAAGAAAAACACAGTCACACTTGCTCATGGCTGTGCTGGAACCGGCAAAACTCTTATTGCTCTCCACTACGGACTTTTTGGGATTGCCGACGGGCAATTTGAGAAAGTTTACTATGTCCGTAGTGATGTCGGAGTAGAGTTTCAAAGGGGCCGAGGCGCTTTACCTGGCGATCTTTCTGAAAAGATTGCTCCGCTAATCGCACCAGTTTTAGACAACCTACCTTGCATTATGCGCTCCCAAGGCGCTGCAGAATACCTCCTCAATAAGAAAATCATTGAGCCAGTCCTTCTGGAAGATATCCGGGGCCGCTCTTTGAACAACGCATTCATTATCGTGGATGAGGCACAAAATTTCCTGCCCTCCCACATCAAAACTTGTCTCTCCCGTGTCGGTAAAGATTCTAAAATCTGCCTGATTGGGGATACAAAGCAGACGGACTTGGAAGTTTTCCGTCGTGAGAATGGACTTGTCGATGCCATTCATCGCCTCCGCAACCTGATGGAAGTCGGTGTTGTAGAGTTTCAGAAAGAAGACATTGTACGCAATAGCGTAATCGCTCACATCCTCGACAGATACGACGACTAACATGGATAAGGGACATGACTCTCTCCAAAAAAATTTGAAAAATTTTTCAGAAAGAAGTGGTGTCCCCTTCCACGATTTTTCGTGGGCAACCGGAGAAGTCACGGAGGGTGAAAAAACTGCGGCTGAGCGTGGGGCTGCGGCCCGGGGAACCTACGGGGCAAAGCGAGATCGCTGCAAAAAAGGGAAATCTTGCGGAGCGGCTTGCATCTTTTATCGCAAAGATTGCGTTCTAGACCTTCCCGTGAATGTCCAGAGTAGCATCCGTGGCGTCCGACAAATGCTTCTGGATCAAATGAGCCGTGGGGAGCTCTCCGACCGAGAGGCATCCCGGGTATTTCTTCAATCCACAGGCATAGGAAACGTCAAAAACGCCAAAGGACGGCTTTCCCGTGAGCAATTGGGGACCGCCGCCAAAGATGTTAAGTGGGAACAAAAAGGAGATAGAGTTCTGCGGACAAAAGAGCCTTTGACTCCGGCACAATCTCGCCTAAGGGAAGCCGCCCTCAAAGCAGATCTGAAGCAACGGAGAGACGATCTTAGAGAGGCAATTCGGGGGAGCCAAGATGGAACTGTTCCTGGCTTGCGAAAAGAAATACCTGATGCCAATGCAAGAAAGGAAAAAGTAAAAGAACTTCTAAATCAGGCAATCACCCATGGCTACGGGGTTCGGGATGCTAAGGCAAAACCCACCGAAGAGTATATCAACGGGGTAGCAAAGCCTGAGAATCAAGCAAGGATACGGAAGCTGGCTGACCTAGAAGAGCAACTCAAGAGTGGTAAACTAACTCGTGAAGAGTACAGTGCAAGAGCATTTGAAATCAACGCCGGAATGTTTGTCAAGAATTCCACCACCTCCGAGGTTCTCTTCATGGCGGGTGCCATTTCTCCTGAAGCCAGATCATATCTAATGACGGCGGGCAAAACGGCGGCAGGAAACGTCTACCCCGAGAAATTCCCTGGCCGTACGGCTCTGCCTGTTGGGGATCAAAAGGGAACGGGGAAGGAAGTGGAGAGAGCATGGATGATGCACAATCTCCGGATCATGATGGATTCCAATTTCAAAGATATTTATAGTGGAACGTCCTATAGAATTCTTCAGCAAGACCTGGAGCACCTTACTCCGGAAACTTACGCAAAGCAATTTGGAGCAGCAAATGTAGGGGGCAACAAAACTTTTGCCCTCTCTAATGCAAACCAATCACGTGCGAATAGCCCTCTAACTTACTTCCTACGGGAGAACACCGGGGGATTCTTCAAAGGAATGGAGTTCAATGCGGATGGCACCGTATCCTCGTCGGCTCTTGCAGCATCCAGACAAGGAGCATCAGGAAAGGCGGCTCTTGAGATGTCTATCAAGCAAAAGAATCAATCCGTAAAAAGCATTCTTGCCACTATCGCATCGCTTCCTGCCAGCGAACTCAACGCCGCTGACCGTTCAAAACTAATTGCTAAAGTGGTTGCCGAGCATACAAACGCTTCTCGTTCTGTAACCATTGCCAAAACCGCCCGAGGAGAAAACTCCTATAGTTGGTTTGGCGGTAAATACACCGGAGGTTGGCCTGGGGCAAAAGCTCTGGGGAACCAAATCGCCGACGCTATCGGCAGATGGCAAGATCAGGGCGACGCCGGATCACAAAAACTAATGCAACTAACGGGCCTTATGGGTCGAATTCAGAACTCTCTCTTGGACATCAATAATATAAGTGTGGGTGGGTCGCCCTTGAGGGGGCAATTGTCTTCTGATCCTGCAATTGCTAATACAATCAAGGCAGAGATACCTAAACGCATGGCTTCTTTCCAAGCAGAACTCAATGATCTCTTAGGCTCATGAGAAAAGACACTCGTTTCAACCGCCCAGACCGCTCCGAAATTGAGTCTAAACTACCTGCCGGTATCCTGAAAGATCCTCAAGCTCTCGGGGTATGGAACATGATGCTACAAAACGATGACCCTTCGGACGTTTCTCACACTTATCGCTCTTTCCGGGACAGCAAGTATTGTAGTGTTTCTCGGGAGCATCTCCGTGCCATGAGGGACACCATGATCGCTGCGATGAGGGAGGCCAATCGCCAAGATACCAAGCCCCGCAAGGAGCGTAAAAAAGGAATTCACTACAGCACTATGCCTGACGGGTGGATGCCACGTCGTAAAGGAGCCTAACCATGAACGCCAAAGACCTGATAAAAAGACACCTAATTCCCTGCGGACCCGTTTCTGTTGGTGCTGAGGGAGTATGTCGTCGTAGATTGCGTGACAGTGTCGATGCACTACTGGATCGCCTAACCAAAGAAATTCATCCCGAAGGTGTCAGTACAGACATTCTTGACTTGGAAGAAAAAGTCATGGTGCCCGAGGAAAAAGAACCCGAAGAGAGTGATGCTGACAAGAAAAAGAGGCTTATTGCCGAGGGCAAACTCAAAGCGGAAGTGAAGCACGAAGTAGAAAAACACCGGAACAAACTAATGGGCAACTCGAAGATGCTGCAAGACGTTTCGGGTAAAATCCAAAAAAGATAATCAACTCACATGACTAATCGTATTGGCGGTGACTTCAACGCAGAAGCCATTGAAGCTTTCCGGGCGGCCTATGCCCAACAACTTGCGTCGCCAGACCAGGAGGAAATTGCCAACAATTCCGGTTTACCGACTAATGTTGTTACCAATACCTCTCCCTGGATCGAGCATACAGGCCTCTGGAAGTACCCTTCCGGTAAAGGCCCAGACCAGGACCTCAAGACGGCATTCAACCCCAACGCTTACTTGTCCGGTGAAGTGATGGACGGGACCGGTGAGATCGAGGGGATGAGCACAGAGGAAGTCGAGGCACTTCTTGACGAAATCGTTGACGAAGTACTCACCGAAACCGAGAATGAAGAGTCCGACGGGTAAAATTTTTCATACGGTATTTGACTATGTTCGGTTCCTCCTTCGATTTTAGCGGTGTGACCCTTCCGGGAGTTGGAGGGGGAATCAACGCTAGTAACGCTATTACTGCTGAACAGCTCGAAAAAGAGAACAAGTCAGGCAAAAAATGGCGCCCAGGTCCAGATGGAATGGGAATGTCTCACCATAACGAGGGCATCTTGAAAATGAATGCCGAACACCGTGAACGGAGAGCCAATCTCATCAATCGTGACTATAACGAGAATGCCGACGGTGGCGATGCAATGAAGGAGATCTTCGCTCGTAAAAAAGCTCGTGGAGCTTCTTTCCGGGAGATGAAGAAAAACGAATACGGTTTTGCCGAAGGCGATTCTCAAGATGCCGAACTCCTGAGCATGCCCCTTCCTTCCTTCAAGGATCATGACTGCAAGGGTGCAGGCTGCCCCATTTGCGCCAACATGAAACAGCAAGAGGTCTCCTACCGTGAGTGGAGCACTGAGAAGCGCAAAGCCCTCAAAGACGGTACTTTGAAAGGCGAGTTCGCAGGTCCCGATATGTCTTTCCCGATTGCTGGTCCTGTGGATGTAGCTGCTGCATGGTCATCGGTTGGCCGAGCTGCTAACCCTCGCTCCATCATGAGCAAAATTATTTCCATCGCCAAAAAGCATGGATGGGAATCTGGACTTCCCGAGTCCGTCAAAAAACGGCTTGCTGCTGGTGAGTCTGGTCTCCCCCACGGAGCAGAGAAATGAGCTTCGAGAACTATGACTGGAGTCGCCTCCAGGCTTTGGGTTGGGGTGCTGAGTTTGCCGAGAAAATGAAGAATGACCCTTGCTGGAAGGGTTATGAAATGGTCGGCGAGAAATCCAAAAACGGGAAGAAAGTTCCCAACTGTGTTCCGGTGAAAAAAGATGCCGAGCACGGCGAAGGTTTTGACATCAATAAAAAACAACCGATGGACGAAATGGCCGTCGGCAATGCTTTGCCAGAAGAGCCTGGTACAGGTCCAGCCAAAAACCCTCAAATGAAGGAAGCTGGCATCCGCATGCCCCGAATGGAGGAGATTGAGAAAGCCTCCAACCGCAACGGTCATCTTGCTATGGCTGCTGCTCCCAACTACGCTGAAGAAGAGTTTTTTGAGGGATTCCACTCGGGTGAAGCCAATGGGGCTATGGCGATCAACCAACTCCGTGTAATGCGTGAGAAGATTGACATTATGCTCGGGATGCTTTATCCTGATGACAATCTTGAGCCCTGGATGGCTACGAAATTGTCCAACAGCTCTCAAAACCTGGCATCCGTTGCCGACTACCTTCGTTTCGGAGTAGAACAATGAACGATCAACTTCACTTGAAAGGCTTCATTGCCCGGGATAAAGACCGTGGTAGCAATGCGCCAGTACACAAAGACCCCCAGGCAGAAGTGCCTCAGAATAAAGTCCTTCTGAAACAGAACAAGCCGAGGTAGCTATGTGGGGCTCTTTTGACGAAAAAGTTTTGGAAAATTTTTTGGAAGAATACGCAGAGCGTCGGGCAATGGCGCTCGGCTATCCGATGCCTGAGTTTGCAGACAAGGACTCTATGCCTTGTAATAAGCCTAAGGCAGAAGCCGTTGGAGACTCCAAAACCGGCAAGTCCCATGTCGTAAAAGCGTGTGAGGGAGGTAAAGAAAAACTTATTCGCTTCGGACAGCGTGGAGTAAAAGGCTCTCCAAAGAAGGAAGGCGAGTCAGAGGCATACCGTAGCCGCCGTGAACGATTCAAGAGCCGTCACGCTAAGAACATTGCCAAGGGCAAAATGAGTGCGGCGTACTGGGCCAACAAAGTGAAGTGGTAGGGTAAAAACTTTTTATAATGTCTTCGTCCGGCAATGAGAAAGGACTCCATCAATAATGAGGCTATTGAAAAGGCCTACCTTATCTATAAGGAGCACGGTCATCAGATCGTGGATTATAACTTTTCACATCCGCCGACCGACTACAAGCGGAACACCGTGGAGGAACCCGAGCAGAACTCCAAGCTCCGTAACAGCTACAACGAGCTGCTGCCTTCCGGTGCCAAAAGGTCGGAGTTTGATGCTCTTGCCACCCAAGACGATCAAATTGAGAAGGATATCGAAAACCTTCAAGCCGCAATGGTACAATCCCGTCGGATGGGGAACTTCCAAATGCTTCAACGGCAAATGGAACAAATGGCGCAAAAAGTGAAAGAGAAGGAGCGGATTGATGCCAAGATGGCAGTAAAAGATCTCGGTGCCGCTCAAATGGATGTGTATAATGACACCATGAACCAAGGTCAGAATGACTTTTCCGAGTTGGCCGCTCTTTCGGACCGCATTGCTGAGCTTGAAGCATCTTTGGCCTCATTTCTGGAAGGCTGAGTAACCGGGTAAAAGTTGCAAAAGCGTGTCTTTACACGCTGCTACTTTGCTCTTTAGCTCATGAGTGCCGTAAAACTAATCTTCAAGCGTTCAGCCGTTCTCGGAAAAAGACCCACCGGAGAAAATCTGGAGCCGGGTGAAATCGGTCTGAACACAAATGCGGTAGATCCCGGCCTGTTTTTTGAGGTCACTGACGGCGCAATCGTAAAGGCGGGTCCAACCTCTGTACTGCCGGTTCAACCTGCTTCGGCTCCCAGCAAGGGGGAAATGTGGTACAACACCCAGTCAGGCGAACTCAATATCGGTGCTGTCAAAGATAGCAAGAGTGTATGGAGAACGGTAGCAGCACCATACCTGGGCGGTAGCGCTAATGTGGTGTTCGTGGCTCCCGAGTTTCCCGGTTCAACGGACTCAATTCTGAACGACGGACAAACGCTGCCATATCAAACTGTCACTCGTGCGATTCTAGAACTTAGTAAGATCCGTATCCAACGAGCTCTTGCCGGCGCAACGGAAGCCGGTGAGGCAAATCGCTACGTAGTTTATTACGCCCCTTCCAGGGTAACTGCCAACAACGGTCCTGGAACGACGGTTAGTAACTTCACTACAAACTTCTCGGCGGAGGGAAGCACCAATCCCACCCTTGCCGAACTGGAGCAATTCAATGCCATAGACGGTGGAATCATTATCCCCGCCGGAATTTCCATCATTGCGATGGATCTGAAGAAGTGTGAGCTTAAACCTTCCTACGTTCCGACCTATAAGAACCCCGCTTTGTCCCCCGGAGCCGCAGGAGAAGATCAACCTCTGAGCTGCATTTTTAAATGGTCCGGCAATACTTATGTTAGCAACTTCTCCATTTCCGACAAAGTGGAAACTCGGGATGTTGCAGAGGTAACTCGCTATAGCACCGAAAATAACAGTGCGGTTTTCCATAGCACCCGCCCTCACGGTCTCTCATTTAATGAAATGGTTACCGTCACATTGACTGCTAATGTTACACAAACTACCACGCTAGCAGCCGGGGTTTACTATGTAAATCCAATTGACACTTTTACATTTTTCTTGACCACTCAAGATCAATCCGATCCCAATGCCCCATCTACTTTCATCCAATATGATCAAGTGCCGGGAGAAGGTGTATCAGGTGTTAAGTTTGTAGTTAGCAACGTACTATATTCCGCACACAGGCTTGCAGCATTTGCTAACGCTACCGACACCGAACTCGGGGACTATTATACCAAAGTTCAAGCAGCGTTTCCGAATTATTTTGGAAATACAATCACACCTGGTGAGGAAATTGTAAGCTCCGGTGAGTATGTTATTGTTGGTCCTACCGATGGCCGCCGCCCATTTACTCTCGATAGTAATACCACTCGGAATTCCTCCGCTTACATGAACCAGGTCAACATCCGTTCCAACTACGGAATGGCCGGAGGAGATTTTGATGGTACCGACATTGAAGGATTTAGGTCTGTAATTATCAATGCCAGTACGGTAGTATCTCTTCAGAATGACCCCGCTGCTTACGAGGTTTACACGTCCATTCCCGATCCTGTCACCTCCGTTATTACTCAAAAGTGGTGGAAACTGACAGACGCAACTTATTACAGTATCCCTATTGGTGACCGCCCGCCCGCAAAATTTGCACTTACCCGTGAGGAGCAACTTCTGGTCCTTAATCAAACTCAAATTGAAAATGTAAGATATTACTATGAGACTGAGACGACCTCCACCGGGGAAAGCATTGGTCTAACTAACATTCAAAAAGATTTTCGGCATTATGGTTTCCGCTTCCGGGAAAGGGCCTATGGTCAACTTCAGTCCATCTATACCATTGGCTGCGCCGTAGGTGTCTGGGCCCTGAATGGTGGTGAAGTAAACCTCACTAATAGTACCTCTAACTTCGGTTCCATCTCTTTCTTGTCGGAAGCTTTTTACGGGATCAATACAATCGGAGGCGCTGACAATAATCAAAAAGGTTTCTTGCTTGAGGGTTTCCAGCTGCCACTCTCTTTGCTTTATGCACAGATAACTGACAACCTAAATAAAGATATTTTTACTCTTGGCGCCAGAATTGTTTCGATTACGCCGGATCCCGACAACATCGACGTTCAAAGGATCAATCTAAACTCGACCTTCTCTCCCTGCTTTATCCTGCCGTACTCTCTTGCGGCCGGATCCGCTGTCTGGGTTACTCTGGGCTCGAACACCTACCGAGCATTTTTTGCTGTGGACGGAGGACCCACCGTTATTCTCGACCCTGCGGACCCAACCATTTCTGCCAGCTTGCGGGTGCGCATATCTGATAGCAACATCCCAACCGATCCAGCCCTCTTCCCCTATTTGGGCATCCCCTATATTCGTCGTTTCCGGGATCCTCGTTCCACGGATGAACGGGCGTACAGCATCATCTTTAGGAATACGTCGCCTATCGGGGTACCCCCTAAACCCTACTCTGTGTTGCGTCTCAACCAGGCCAGCGACGCTATCAATGCCAACACCATTCGCCCCAACGTTCAGTTTGACCCGGGAGAAACCGGCGGATGGGGAAGGGTATTTACTGTTTCCAAGTGTACTCCGGCCATTTTGGCTGAATCCCCTCAATTCAACTATTGCATTTCCGACTCTCCGCAATCTGACCGTTACCACGTCATTCTGTCCAATACAGACATTGGACGTCCTTGGAATCAAATTATAAATAACGGTGTCGGACAACAAGTCACTTACAGTGAGAAGAACTGGTACGCTGCAGAAAATAACTATTGGTATAATGTGTACTACAACGTGCCATTTGACGGTGACATCGGTCCCCTGAAAATTCCACCCGTAGAGTCCTGTTCACCTTTCGTTCCCGCCGCAACCCTTATCCGGCAAGAGGCGGTCAGCACCTCGTATCAAGGTAAATACGGCGGCGATCCGGATACCCCGGTATACCCAAACAATGCGACTTACATGAGGGGTTACACTACCCCTGTCACTCTTCGAGGTCCCCAGGCCTACCTTAACGGGGATGACGGTACTTCCTCCATGGGGCTATGCATCAACGATCTGTATAGCGGCGTTTCTACGCAAACAGTAGCGTTGATTGATCGGAACTCTCTCATCCAGGATCAACAACTACCCGGAGATATCCGACGCTACCGGCCTGGAATTGTAAGGTTCCCCGTTTTGGATGTTTCTGTCATCCCTAACCCAACGCAGGACCTCAGTATCATCAAGTTCACAGATGCAACGGGAGCAACAATTGAGTACTTCCGAGTGATTGCCATCAACGGGTCCACACTCGATGCCATTCGACTGAATGCGGAAAATAGTTTCTACCCGAACCCAACAAACATTCAATTGAATTGGCCCGCTGGCACCACCGTTCAGGTGATGGAAATCAACAAAGAGCCGGTACCCCGTGCTTACGATCCGATCTGGGCAAACTCTAAGAGAGCCCTGATGAGGTTCATGGCTATCATGGGTTACTCCGAAGTGGATATTCTACCGCTAATGACACCGAAATACTGGGGTGAAAGAATTATTCCCGTTGACAATATTCCAGTATCACCCGCTGCGGACGGTTATGCTGTGTCCACAGCAAATTGGCCTTTTGAATTCAATACGCCCTCAACAGTTGTTGCCAACACGCACACCTGGTCTTATGCGGGCTACTATACTTACTCGATTGGTCTACCCCCCTTCCAAAATGCCCGGATACCTAGAAAACTATCCTCTGACTTCCAGTCTTATTCCCTCTGGAGCGGAGCTTTGGCGGTCTCCGGAGTAAACGAGGCTGGGGAATTCTTCCAGTTTGGGCCTCAATACGAAGCCACCACCGCTCGTTTCTACGAGCAACCAAATCCTACCGCCAATTTGTCCAATCAAGAGTTGTTGACGACTTCGCCGGCTACTCAACTTCCGGCGCAAGTGTCCGTTTACTACACCGATAATATCTCTGCGCTGTTTGATGGAGGTACACAAACCTTTGCCCTCACTCGTGGTGGCTTGGCAATCCCAACAGCTCAACTTCAGCAAGATGGGATGTTTGTTCAAATCAACGGTCTTATTCTCACTCCTGGTACGGATTATCAAGTGTCCGGAAACTCCATTACGTTTACCACAGCACCCGTATACGGTAACGATTGTCAAATCCGGGTGGTAACCAGCGGCGATAACCAACAAACTCTCACAGTATGTTCACACACATTTGTAGAGCCCGTCGATGGCACACGCAATGTATTCACGGTCACGCATCCAGCAATGGAAACCATCGTTGCCAACCAGAAAAATACCTTTGTTTTCCTAGACGGGATAGAGCTGAGCACTCTGGGTCAATACTTTGTAACTCAGCCTAATTCCACCACGCTGCAATTTACCTTTACAGAAACCCCTGCTGCGGGCACCGTTATCAATGCCCGTTCTATTTGCAGCAGTAGCTATTGGGTCAACCAGGGGTGCCACCCGGTCGAAGTTTACAATTTGGACAACCTCAACGATCAATTCAATGGGGCTGTTAAAGACTTTACTCTTGCGTTCGGGGGTGTAGAGATCAATCAAACTATCGTTAACTCCGTCAATTTGATTGTTAGCCTCAATAACAGAGTGCTGGTACCAGAAGTTGACTATGTTGTTGACGAAGCTAAGATTATCTTTACAGAGGCTCCCGATGCCGGCTCGACTTCGGTCCTCCGCATTATCGCTAACTCTGAATACCTCCCTTGCCCCAACATCCTAGGAACCCTCGAGGGATTCCTAACTTGGGGACCAAGTATTGTAAATACCTTGGCTAACGAAGTAGGAGTGCCTCTCCCCGACTAAGCCACGGGGGTAAAACCAACCATAATCCGGTCCCCCGGTTGAATACCATCAGCACAATAGTAAATGTCAGAAGCCACTCCCGTTCAGTTACTACGCTCCGCTGCTTACAACAGAAGGCCCACAGCTGAGGGTCTTCTGCCGGGGCAGCCAGCCGTCAATATTAACGCACTTCAACCCGGTTTCTTTTTTGCAGACGATTCCGGGACTCTGCTATTCAAGGTGGGTCCCTGCTCCGTGGGATTCACAGCTCCCAACGAGGGTGCAACTCTGCCGGGAGCCCTGGGTAACACTGTCGGTGAGCTATGGCTTGATCTCAATAGCTCGCCCCTGAATCCCGGACCCGCTCTCCGGGTATGGGATGGTACAGCCTGGATCGATTGTCTTCCTTCCCGGCTGGGCGGAGCTCTTATCTCCCCCACTGAGCCCGATATTTCGCTATTCCCTGATGGAGCTCTTTGGTGGGATTCCAGTTCTGGTCTTATGTACATTGCCTATGATGACGGTCTGTCCCGTCAATGGACTCAGATTTCTGCCGCTACTGTCAATCCTTGATTACCAACCTAAACTAAAGAATACGGAGGTCGAGAGACCTCCTTTTTCATTTCTCAGAACCGGGTAAAAACCTTTATCGAGACCCGTGCCATAGATGTCCGACCCCTTCTACTACCCGTCTGCGAACGAACCGTATATAGAAGCGACCATGGGTTGCGTCTTGGTGGGCGAAAACCTCGAGGTTGATGACGAGATACTGTACCGTGTTGCGGGACCCGTTCCCGTTCCGCTGAAGGTTCTTACTGCCTGCGGAGACTTGGTCTCTGCGGTCTCGAACGTTCCGACTGCGACTCCCGCTGCCCTCCCTCTGGGAGAACAAGGTCAATGGCTGGCGACTACCTTCCTGACCCCAATAGGGCTTGAGTGGTCCTATATGCCGGACGAAAAGGTTTTCGTCTCCGGGGATCAGTTTACAGCCAAGGGAGACTTGCTCATTGGCAACGGTTGTACTCGACCTTTAGAGCAAACCGCAACAGCTCTCCCTGTTGGCACTGCCGGTCAACTGCTGAGCTCAGACCCCACTGCGCCTTTGGGAGTAAGGTGGTGTACAAACAACTACTATTTCTCCCAGGGGCAAAAGATTTTAGCTTCAGGTGACAATAATATTCCAATAGAAGTTGGTGGCAACACTGCGGATATTCTACTGTACAACAGCGCATGTCCTGCGGGATGGGCTGGTTGCTTCGGAAAAAATTATCTAGTCCCCAACTGCACCCAGTTCGCATCTCTGGTTGTCGGATGCTCACCCGATCTATCGTCTTGTTTCTACCCCTTTCCAGCCCAAAATGGTTATGTCCTGAGGTCAGACTCGCTTTGTGCCCTAAACCTGAAGTACTCAGAAATCCTTACAGGCAACTATCAAACGCCAGGACAATGTGTGAGAGTCGATGACTCGGGTATTTCCATCGACGAATGGGACGAAATTCCAGGAACCGCTTTCCCAAGCGGGTCTAAAGTGTTTGTCCAAGTAACTGTGGACATGTCGGTAATTAACTACAATCAGTGCGGATATTATGCACTCTGTCAGGGGAGCTCGGCGTCGCCTCAGACATGTTATAGATACATTTATGGAAACCCCGTAGGAGTTGTGCATCCCGAGAAGACAACCTCTATTTCGTACATAGTACCGTCCTGGGACACTTCGTGCCCGTTGACCCTCCAAGTTTACCAAGAGGGAATTAACTCCTTCTACGATATCAGATTTCAAACTTCAGCATTTGTCCTCGATGAGTGACGAGCGGAGGGTAAAAAACATTATACGAAGGTTTAGGGTACATGCCTAACTATAATCTGCCAAAAATACCTAACGACCCAAACCAACCCATCCCTAACGATCCTTTCTACGCTGAGAACTCCGGCAAACCGTATTTGGAGGGACCGTATTCCCCCATCTTGATCGGTGCCGGTCTCGAGGTCTGCGGGGACTACCTATGCTCCCCTTCCGGTGAGATTCCAATCCCGATTGGTTATCTGAGCCAGAGGGGAGCTCTTATTTCCGCAGTTGCCCCTGCCACTCCCTTTACCGTTCTTCCCGGAAACCCCGGGCAGTTTCTGACGGTTGACTTGGCTGAACCCGCAGGAATGAAGTGGGCAAACGCACCGACGGCAGTAGGGTGTGTCTCTTGCTCTTCCTTCACTCAAAAAGGTTCTATCCTCTCCGCATCGGCTCCGGCGACGCCTACAGCTTTATCTTCTGGACCTTCAGGCTCTGTTCTCCAGGTGGACCCTACCACCCTCACAGGTCTTAGATGGCTACCTAATCCTTGGCCCACTTTCACCCAGAAAGGTCAAATAGCCGCTTCAGATGGGGTGGGGACTGCCCTGCCCGTCTCAGGGACAGACGGCGATATTCTTTACTACCTTCAGGGTTGCGACACCGGTTGGACCGCAGTTCAAGGCTGCGACTTCTTTATCCCTCAGTGCGGGTTTGAGAGGGGGACACTGGTTGTCGGATGCGGGACCAACGGAAGCGATAAACTTCCGGTTGGTGACGACGGATATGCCTTGGTGGCAGACTCAACCTGTGCTCTCGGGTTGAAGTGGGCTAACTTCAGTCAGAATGCCAAGCAGACTGACGGCATCACTTTCACGGTCCCTTCTTCTACTCCCGCAATTCCCGTCACTCAACTTAGCGTAACCTCTTTCCCGCCAGGCTCCCGAGTGTACGTCTCAATGACCGGGTCCTGGTACGGAAATGACGAAACAAACTACGGTTGTTTCTACATGCAGCAAGGAACCAACTGTAGCTACATCATGTGCTATAGTAATGAGTCCACCGGTTTAATCCAGGATAACAAACTGTCTAGATTCCCTTTCAATATCAGCTATATCATCCCTTCTTGGACCGGCGGATTCGGCAATGACCTTAAATTCGTAATATACAAAAACGAAACCAACCCGGTAACCGTTCAGCTTCAGACTGCCGCTTTTATTATCAGGTAAAGTCATGACCCGTATTGTTCCTTCCGGAGACTTATCCGAGCCTATCCCTAACGAGCCCTTCTACTCCGAACCGGTAAGTTACGTTGAGGGTGCTTACTCCCCCGTAATTATCGGGGAAGGTTTGAGGGTGACCGGTGATTACCTTGAGACCGCAGTTAACAACACTGAGGCAATCATTGAAGACACCACTTTCTACGTGGCTTTGACCGGCAGCGACACCGAAGGGGACGGAAGCCAGGGTAATCCTTGGGCCAGTCCCCATAAGGCCATGGCGGTACTATCTCAGTACACTATTTGGAGGGGTGTAACGGTAACAATTCAGTGTGCCGCAGGTGCGTATTCCTTCGGAACTCCCATCAACCTGGATCACCCCTACGGAAATCAGATTCAGATTCGAGGGGCGCAAGGATCCGGTCGCCCCTCCGCTACTGAACTAACGGCAGGAGGTTACGGATACAATCCTACCACCATAGCTTATACACAGGGGGTAGTAGAGGCACGCTATCCGACTAACTTTGTCTTCGACATGTGTAATGGTTTCGAGGCATTCAATGTTAGCGGTGTTTTTCTGACTGATCTTCTCATCTCTGCCGGCACCGACACACCTAACACGGCGGGAGTTTGTGCTGGAACCGTTCTGGGTAAAGTTGGTGGATTTGCCCCCTCCTATCGTGTGCGTCCGAGCACGGCTATGATTCGTCTCGGCAACGTTGCTATTTGGGGCTGGACGATGGCTGGCGTTGTAACCGTTGGCGGAACAGTTACGTTCGAACCTACCAACGGAGTTATAACTGCCTGCGGAGACAACGGCGGATATTTCGGTGGCGGTCTGCTTGCATTGTCAAACGGTCTGATTTCCCCCAGTGACTGCTATGTCACCAACTGTCAATGGGGGTGGGCTGCTGCCGAGGGAGGTGCCATCTCCGCCGCTTCCTTTGGCCGTGTACAGGGTAATCAAAATGGCATCTACGTGGCCGTAAACGGCATCGCAGATATTAGCAACGGCAACGCCGCTCTCAACGTTGACACTGTGCTCAAGATTGCGAACGGTGGTGTCATTCGGGGTCAAAGCACCAATTATGGGGGTTCCACCGCACCAACACCAACTGGAAATTTTGCAGAAGTGAATGGGGCGGGTTTAGCGGACCTCAGAAACTCTAGCTTCCCTCCTGGCGTAGTTTTCGACCCCCCGGTCGACACTATCGGAAACGGACTCGGGTTCATTCGTACAGTATAAACAAGGGGGGACCAACCGGTCCCCTTTCTTGTAGAAAGCAACGGGTAAAACCATTCATATTGCACAGAGATCGTTAAATGGCTCTCCCGTTGCCTCCGAGGAATCTTAACCCCATTCCCAACTCCCCCTTCTACTACCCTAACGAGGAAGCACTTGCGTCGAGCACCGGCCCTCTAATCGTTGGTGCTGGTCTGGCAGTTGACTACACGAGCGGACAACTTCAAGCTTCGACGGGTGGTCTTGCTAACGTTAGCGCAACGTTGCCCCTGTATAAGACGGGCACGGTCTCAAACCCCGTAATCAATATCGAAACCGCCAACAAGTTCCGCCTCGGGGCTGTTCAGGTTGGTACTAACCTAAATCTTTCTGGCGTGGGCGTCATTGACGTTCTGCAGTCTACCACCACTCAGAAAGGTGTTGTTCAACTTGCGGATAATACAAGTAGCACTTCCAAGTTCCTGGCTCTTACCGCCAACCAGGGCTACCTGCTTCAGCAGCAAATCAACTCCCTGAGTTTTGCCACTGACCTGATCTTCTCGGGCACGTTTGATCCAACCGTTCCGGAAATGGTCAATGTGACCACAAAAGGTCAGGAAGCCGGTTTCGTTCAAGGAGCTAACCTCCCTCTCCCCTCCACGGAAAACGAAAGTCACTTTGTTATTGTAGCCGAGCGAGGCATCTACATTCCCCCCGGCGGCACAACCCCGATTGACGCTCACGTCGGTAGCTGGTTCCTGTCTAATGGTACCGAGTGGCGTTACCTGAAGATCAACGAACAGGTACCCCAGGCTACTGAGACTAACGCAGGTATCATCCGTCTTGCCACACTGCAAGAGGTTATTGCCGGCGTTGACGACACCGCTGCCATCACATCTTGCAAGATGGCTCAGGTTTCCGTAGAGAAGTGTAGCTATACTGCAAAAGGTGACATCCTTGCCGCCACTGGCGCTGGTGTTACTACGGCCCTCCCCGTAGGAAACGATAGTCAATTCCTTTCTGCCAACTCAAACTGTCCAGAGGGTCTTGAGTGGGTGGACCAACCCCCTGCAATTCCTTGCTCTGTCATTGGAAACTGCGGTTCGATCGTTGTAGGCTCCGCACCTGCTACTCCCACCAGTCTCCCCATTGGTCTGAACAACCAGTTCCTACGTGTAAACTACAACTGTCCCACCAGTATGGAGTGGGTCACAGTAACAAATAACTTTGCTATTCCTTGCTCCATCCTTACGAGTGCTGGCTCCCTTGTTACTGCTGACGGCCCCAGCAGCCCAGTTGCTCTGTCTCGGGGCAACGATGGTCAGCAACTTGTGGTTTGCACTGCTTGCACTGCAACGGGTGGTCTTACTTGGGTTGACTCACCGGCTGACGGATTTGCCCTGATTCAGAACTGTAACAAAGGCACATTTGTAATCAGTGACGGCTCAGGCGGTCTTAGAGCTGGCCCTACACCTTTCCCTCAAGACTTATTCTATCAATACGTCCTGGAAATGGACACCACCTGCGCTTGTGGGATGGCGTGGAAACCCAACCGAGGCATCGAGGCCTCGAAATACACTGGCAACGGTGACACCGGTTCTCTACCTGTGGGCAAAGCGGGTTGTAACATAACTATGGCCAAACTACTTGTAGGCAACGATGGCGAAGTCCTAACAGTAGACAAAACCTGCAATCTCGCTCTTAAGTGGGCACCTATTCCTTGGCCTGCTACTGCTTGTGAGTCTGTTGCCGATGGGGTCACTGTGACAAAAGGCAACGACTGTATATATACACTTCTCCCAACCACCAACTACCCTGTTGGAACCTGGATGGTAACAATGTGGGGATCTGCCTGTAACGCTGGTGGTGGCGCTTGCATGAGGTTCTACTTTGCGGGGCAACCGGTTCAATACATTGAGTATCCCAATACCAATTCCGAGATCCCGTTCTCTCAGACCGCTTTTATCTGTAATGACCCAACCACCGGAAATGCCTGTTGGCACTCCTGCAACTCCTCTGGCGGAGCTGGCCCGCAGGACGTTATCTTCTGTGCCCACATGACTGCTATCCGGGTGGGTTGAGCTCACGGGTAAAACCACTCTATAAAGTGTAGAACCTGGCGAGATGGCATTCCCTGTCCCACCTAACGACCCCAATACTCCGATTCCAAACAACCCTTTCTACTATCCTCAGCAAAACAACCTTCAATCGGATTTTGGTCCCCTAATTATCGGGACAGGTCTCAACCTCGATTACGCCACCGGTATTCTCTCGGCAAATGATCCAGGCACCCCCGCAGGCGTAACAGCTCTGCTGGCGGGTAATGGCATCTCCCTGACCGCCAACACAGGCGTAATTACTGTTAGCAACTCCGGCGTTACCGACATCGTAGCGGGCACAGGCATCAGTGTGTCCAATGTCGGTGGCACCTTCACCATTACTAATCTGGGCACAAGCGGCGGCACTGGTACCGTTTGCCAGGTAAATGCTGGCGCTGGTTTGACGGGTGGCACGATTACCACAGTCGGCACGATTGCCCTGGCTCAGACCACCGTTGGCCCTGGCACTTACACCAATCCAACAATCACCGTAGACGAATACGGTCGGATCACCTATGCTGCACCCGGTAGCGTAAACGGTTATCCCGTTCAAGCACAATATCCCCTTCAGTCCGACGGACTACTTCCGTCTACACTCAGCATCGCTGCTGCTTCTACAACTGCTCGTGGTTCTGTTCAGCTCAATGACACGGTAACCTCTACATCCACCACTCAAGCTGCTACCGCTCGTGCCGTCAAGCAAGCTTACGACGCTTCGACCACAGCCACAACCACGGCGAACACAGCACTGGGCGTGGCCAACTCAGCTCAGACTGACGCAACTGCCGCTCTGAGTGCCGCCGCCACAGCACAAACTCAAGCTGCCACAGCACTTGGCTGCTCCACGACTGCCATCAACACGGCTGACAACGCAGTAACGACCGCCAACAACGCCCAAACCGACGCTACCCAGGCGCTGAATCTTGCTACCACCGCATGTGCCACAGCAAATAGCGCACTGACTTCTGCCAATGTACGGATCCCCTGTAGCGCTTTCCTGGACATCGGTGACATTCTCGTTGGTTGCGGTGCCGGTCATTGGCAAGCTCTTCCGGTAGGTACGGAAGGTCAGGTTCTGACAGTGTGTAATCTGTGCCCCTCTGGTGTAGCGTGGACTGGTGGACCTGGCGTTGACTGTGTCACCTTGATTGAGACGGGCACTGGCCTACTCGGCGGCCCCATCACAAGTGTTGGTACGATTTTCATCGCACCCACTGGCGTTACCCCTGGCTTCTACTCTAACGCTAGCCTTGAAGTTAACGCTGAAGGACAAATTACTTCGATTATTGGTAGCAGCGCCCCACCTGTGCTCGGTGTTACAGCAACACTCCCGCTTCGGGTTTCTACCGCTAACAACGTTGTAAACCTCTCGGTAGATAACGCCACGGGAGCCGCTCCAGGCGTTGTCCAACTTTACAACGGTCTGAACTCCGCATCCTCCCTTTTGGCTCTGACTGCGCAGCAAGGCAAGGTGCTTCAGGACCAAATCACACAGGTTTGTGCTGATAAAGTATCCAGCGTCTCCGGTGTGTCGCCTATCTCGGTTACCCCGGGCATCAACCCCGCCGTTAGCATCGCCGACGGCACTACAACGGCCAAAGGCGCTGTTCAGTTGTATGATGCTTTGGATAGCACATCAACTACTCTCGCTCTTACCGCCAACCAGGGCAAAAACCTCCAGGATCAAATCAACTCTCTGTCCGTCCTTAGCGACCTGACGTTTGCTGGAACCATCAACGCCTCCACCGGTCTGCTCCTCAGTGTGTCTGCCAGCGGAACAGCCGCAGGATTCGTTGTGGGTCAACCGCTTCCTCTGCCGGGTGTTGGCAACGCCAACTACTTTACCATCGTTGAAGTTCCAGGAACATTCACTCCTACCGGAGCTGTAAATCCTGTTACTGCCACTCAGGGCGACTGGGTTCTCTCCGATGGTGCTGATTGGAATGTTATCAACGTTGGTTTTGATCCCCCGTATGCCACGGATGCAACGCCAGGTATCATCCAGCTCTCTACCGACGCTGAAACCCAGGCAGGTCTGGAAGCCACTCACGCCGTAACCCCTGCTAACCTTCAAAGCAAGGTTTCGGATAGCGTTGCTCTGACCTCCAGTACCACCATTGCTTCAAGCACTGCGGTAAAGGATGCTTACGACCTTGCTGCCGCTGCTGTACCTAAGTCAATCATTGACGCTGCGGGCAAAGGCTCCCTGCTGACTTCAACTGGTCCTGGCAATGCCACGGCACTTCCTGCCGGTCCCAACGGCTATGTGCTGAAAGCAGATTCCAACGAACCGACCGGCATTTGCTGGGGAACAGCGCTGGCACCCTCCGGCGTAACGGCGGGCTCCTACACAAACGCCGCTATCACCGTAGACGAGTGCGGAGTTATCACCGCCGCAGCCAACGGCGATGCTCCGGTCACTTGCTGCGACTTTGATGCCAAGGGCGACTTGCTGGTTGGTCTCGGTAACGATTCTTTCTGCTCTCTCCCCGTACCGACTGTCCCCGGCTGCGTTCTCACTTCCAGTCCGGCTCAAACCGCAGGTCTGGTTTGGGCGACTCCTGCCGCCCCTGCACCTACATATGCTTCTCTAACACTGAATAGTAACATTCTGATTGGAAATAACCCCGGAATCAACGTTCTGTCCGCTATTCCTTTTGATGATGCTAACCTCATAAAGGGAATGGACTGGGATTCCCTGGATCCGACGAAGATCTGTGCTCTCTCGCAAGGGACATACGCCTGGACCCTCGACCTAACTTATTGCTGGGATGCTAGTGCCCCGACTCAGACTGCTGCCTCTGTTTACTCGGGCGGCACTACGGGAAGTTGTTCTTTCACTGTGACTTCTCAGGTTTACACAGGTGGGTCCACGGGATATAGCTCCATCTCTATGAGCGGTACGAGCTTCCTGTTTGTCGGAGAATACCTGGAGTTTGGAATTGAAACGACATACTCCGGATGTCTCTACGTCCCGGGACCAGTAGTTGGCGGATCCAATCGGGTAGCCCTGAATATCAACAAAATCGACGCTAACTGAATTACGGAGGGGGGGTAAAACCAACTATCGATAGACAGTCGTAAGATGGCGTTGCCCCAGTTCGACCCAACTAACCCTATCCCAAACAACCCATTTTACTTTCCTTCAACCGCCTCAATTACTGGACCGGACGGTCCCCTGATTGTCGGAAGCGGTCTTGCCATCAGTCCCGAAGGCGTCATTTCGGCGACGGGGACTACCACTACTGGGGTGAGCTCACTTTACGCTGGCCCCGGAATTTTTGTAACCGGCAACACAGGCGACATCGTTATTGATAACACGGGTGTCCTGGAAATTCAAGCAGGTCTGGGCATCACAGTAACTGCCAACACTGGCAGTATTACGATTTCGGCAGATAACTTAGGAACTGTAACTTCAGTTGGAGTTGGCTACGGCTTGGGCATTTTCGGGTCCGTGGGTCCGATTACAACTTCTGGCATCATCGAGCTGGTTGATACGGGTGTTGTCCCAGGTGTTTACACTGCTCCCCAGATTCAGATTGACGAGAAAGGGCGGATTATCTCCGCTACTTCCGACTCTTATGTTGCATCAGTAACGGCAAACTCTCCGCTGAATGCTACAGCTGGGTCTAACCCTGTAATTAGCGTAAACGCTGCAACCACCGCTCAACCCGGCGTAGTTCAACTCTCCGACTCAGTAACTAGCGGGTCTTCGACAACCGCCGCCACTTCCGCCGCCGTTCAAATTGCCTATATCCGGGCAGGTGAAGGCATCCCCAAAACCCAATTGACTGGTAAAGGAGCTCTTATCTCCGCCTCCGGAGTCAATGCTCCTGTCACAGTTACCGTCGGTGCTGATGGCCAAATCTTGATGGCCGACTCCACGGACCCTCGGGGCATCAAGTGGGCCGACAACGCCGAAGGTACAGTCACTCTCATCAATACCGGCACTGGTTTGACAGGTGGTCCGATTGATGTAACCGGCACCATCTCCCTGGCTGACACGGCGGTAACACCGGGCAACTATACTTACGCATCGTTTAGCGTAGATGCTCAAGGTCGCCTTTACGCTGCTTCAAGCGGAGTTGACCCTGTAACTTCTGTCACCGGTACAGCACCAATTCAGGTGTCTGCGGGGACCACCCCAATCGTAAGCATTGATCCTGCCACTACACTGGCTGCCGGTGCTGTTCAACTCTATGACGGCACTGATAGCACTTCGGTCGCTCTGGCACTGACCGCTGCTGCCGGTAAGAGCCTCCAGGATCAAATCGATGAGTTGGACAACCTGTCTAACTTGGTGTTTGCTGGTACACTGGATTGCTCCACTGGCCTAATGGCTACGGTGACCCAGCAAGCTTCGAATGTTGGTTTTGCCGTGGGGTCCCCCCTCCCCTCCCCGGCTACCAGTAACGCCGAGTTTTTTGTTATCGTTACCGTCCCCGGTCTCTACACACCCCCGGGCGGTGTTCAGTATAATGCTCACCAAGGTGACTGGTTCCGCTCTACTGGTACAGCCTGGGAATTCTATGACGTTGGCATTGAAGTTCTGAATGCCACGACAACTAATGCCGGCATCGTTCGCCTGTCTACAGACGCTGAAACCCAGGCAGGCACTGACGCTACAATCGCTGTAACCCCTGCTTCGCTCCAGAGTAAACTCAGCGACAGCACTTCCACAACGTCCAGCACGACGATTGCTTCGAGCACTGCTGTCAAGACTGCTTGGGACCTGGCTGATGCTGCTGTACCCAAGGCAACTTTCACTGCCAAAGGTGACACCCTGGTTGGCACCGGTTCTGGAACCTTCTCTGCCCTGAATAGCAGCTTGGTTCAAGGGCAAGTCCTGACCGTTGACTCCGCAGCCCCTACCGGACTCGCTTGGGCTACCCCTTCCGGGGGAACCGTCACTTCCATCACTGCTGGCACAGGGCTGGACGGCGGAACAATCACCACTTCCGGCACCATTAACCTGGCTAACACTACTGTAACCCCAGGTGTTTACAACTACGCTGGCATCATCGTAGATCAGCAAGGTAGAATCACTGCTGCCACCAACGGTGCTCAACCGCTGCC